TAACGCAAGTTAATAGATGGTATTAACAACTGAAAAGGCAGTAGGGGTTTTCTCTACTGCCCTTTCTAAAAACAAGGAAGGCAAAATGAAAGTTTTAATTCTTAGAGATACAGTTGCTGATGGTAAAAAAGTTTCTGCTGGTGAAGTTGTCGAATTAGATAACGATACTGCTAATACTTTAATGAGTTATGGCAAAGCGGAAGCATCCGATGGCAAAGTATCTGAAAAAAAAGATAGAAGTGTTGGTTTAGAAAAATCAGAAGTTAAAGTCAAAAGGAGAAAGGAAAAGTAAATGGCTTTAGAATTTGATGCTGATTTTGATGGCTACTTTGATGATTCTTATGGGCATGGTGTATCTGCTACTTATACTGTTAGCGGTGGTTCTGCAACAACTATCAAGGTTATCCTTGAAGATGAATATTTATCAGTAGATGGTTTAACTGTTGGAGTTGAGAGTAGTACACCTGTCGCATATTGCAAAACCAAAGATGTACCATCAGCAGGTCATGGCGATACTCTAGCTTTTTCAGCATTAACAGATTTAGATGGCAATACTTTAAAAGGTGCAAAAACTTATTCTGTTGTAAACGTACAACCTGATAATACAGGTGTTACTGTTTTAATTTTACAAGAACAATAATGGCTAATCACATCAGACAACAAATAAGAGAAAGAGTAGGTACAACTTTAACAGGTCTAACTACTACAGGATCAAATGTTTTTCAAAGCAGGGTTTATAATTTAGAAAATGCTAAATTACCAGCAATAATAATATATACAAAATCTGAAGATTCAGAATTACTAGAAATGGGTTCAAGTAGAACAATGCAAAGGAATCTATCTCTAGTGGTTGAAGCGTATGTAAAAGCTAATACAAACTTTGACGATACCATTGATACGATTGCTAAAGAAGTTGAAGCGGCTATGGGTGCAGATGTAACTCACAACAGTTTAGCTAGAGATTCTTTCCTAGACTCAACTGAAATAAATTATAATGGCGAGGGTGAACAACCTATTGCTGTTATGACTATGGTATATAATATAGGTTATCAAACTACAGAAGTGGCAGCAGATGTCGCTTTATAGAGGTTTTTATTATGGATAAAAATGTAATGGTTTCTCCTGATGGCAAAAGCAAAATTACTGTTTTTGATTCAGAAGTAGAAAATCTAAAACAAAATGGGTGGATTCTTGAAGAAGAATCTAAAATTAAAACAAAATCTAAAGAGGATTAATAATGGCAACATTAACAGGTAAAGCTGGTGTAGTTCAAACAGGCAGTAATGCTATAGCAGAAGTTAGGTCTTACAGTATCACGCAAACAGGTGACACTACAGAATCTACTTCAATGGGTGACTCAGCAAAAACATTTGAAGCTACTTTGACTGAATTTTCTGGTTCAGTAGATGTATTTTTTGATGATACTGATACTTCAGGTCAAGTTTCTTTGACTATAGGTTCTTCATTCACTATGAATTTAGCACCTGAAGGAACAGCAAGTGGTGCATACAAATTGTCAGGCACAGCTATCGTAACTGATGTTACTAGAACTGCTGCACATGATGGACTTGTTGAAATGACTATTGCATTTCAAGGTACAGGTGCATTGGCTATTGGTACTTACTCATAATGACTAAAGCGATTGATAATGTCGTTGCTCACTTTGATTCTCAAGAAATAAAAAAAATTGAAGTCAAAGAATGGGGAACAGAAGATCAACCTTTAGAAATTTTTACAAAACCATTAACATTACAAGAGTCTAAAAAACTCTACAAAATGGCAAATGGCGGTGATTTAGAAGTCATGGTTTATGCAATCATTACCAAAAGTCTTGATGCAGATGGCAACAAACTTTTTACATTAGCTGATAAGGATAGCCTTATGACTAAAGCCGATGTAGAAGTTTTGTCTAATGTTGCATCTGAAATTTTAGGTAGCGTTACATCTGAAAAAGCACAGGAAAAGTAAAAGCCGATTCTGACTTATTTGCTATGTTTGCTCTTGCGGACAGGCTCGGCATGACAGTTGAACAATTGCAAAAGAGCATGACAGTAGATGAATTTATTTATTGGTTGGCATATTTAGAAGAAATGAATAGTAAAATGGAAAACAATGGGTAACTTAGGTAAATTAAATATTGTCATTTCTGCGGTTAATAAAACCAAAGCTGTTTTTGGACAAGTTACTCAAAGTCTTAATAAATTAAAAAATGGTGTTGGTAAAGCATTAAAAGTTTTTGGTGGTTTAACCGCTGGTATTGGTGCTGTTGGCTTTGCATTAGGTGCATTAGGAAAACAATCATTTGCCTATATAGACACACTAGGTAAAACGTCAGATCAATTGGGTGTATCTGTTGAATTCTTACAAGCATTTCAAATAGCTTCTGAAGAGGCAGGTGGTTCTACAGAAGGTGCAAATAAATCATTACTTAAATTTAGTAAAAATATTGGTGAAGCTGGTCGTGGTCTTAAAACACAAGCAGATTTATTTAAAGATTTGGGTGTTAATATAAGAGATAGCGAAGGTAATCTTAAAGGCACAGAACAATTATTACTTGAAACAGCAGATGGTATAGCCGCTTTGGGTTCTTCAGCAGAAAAAAACTCAGCACTAACTAATTTATTTGGTCGTTCAGGACAGCAACTATTTGCAATTTTAAATCAAGGTGGCGATGCGGTTGCTGGATTAAAAGATAAAATGCTAGAACTTGGTATTGGTATATCAAGTGAAGCTGTAGATGCTGTTGAAAGATTTAATGATACTTCTAATATTTTAAGCAGACAGTTAAACAGTTTGAAAGATAATGTTTTTTCTGCTTTTCTGCCAATCTTGCAAACTTTTGTAAATCAATTTACTACAATGTTTAAAACCTTTGCTGAAGGAGAAGGCGGTATTCAAAAATTTAGTCAAGCATTGGCAACAAACATAATTGATGGAGTACAAACAGCTTTATTAGCTATGCAAGAATTGGTTCTTGGTGGCTCAAGAATGGTTACTTCTTTACAAGAAAGTTTGTTACAAATAACTAACTTTTTTGGCAGTAACGAAGAAGCTATAAATTCTTTACTAGATAAGCAAAATGAATTTGAACAAAGAACTATTGAAGGCTTTACAGGAGTCATGTCCAAAGTAGCTGAATATAGGAATATGATTGGTAGTTCTGTTGAAGCTATGAATACTTTGACTAATGGAAACGATGAATTTGCAAACAGAGGTACACAAGCGTTCACAGATGCCCTAAGTCCTTTGGCTAAATATAAACAAGAGTTGGGAGAAACAGGCAAGGCTATTGAAAATACAACTGTTAAAGCGATGAAAAAATTTGAAGATACTTTGGTTGATGGTTTAATGACAGGTAAGTTTGCCTTCAAAGATTTTTCAAACTTTGTTATCAAAGAATTATTGAGAATAGCAATTAGAAAATTAATTATAGATAAAATTACAGGTGGCTTTACTAGTTTTCTTGGTGGTATAGGCGGTAAGGAAAGAGGTGGTACTGTAACAGCAAACAGACCTTATTTAGTTGGTGAAGCTGGTGCAGAATTATTTGTACCAAACAAAACAGGAACAATCGTACCAAACAATAGATTAGGTGGTGGCATGGGATCAGGTGGTATGCCTGTAAATATTACTTATAATATTCAAGCCTTCGATTCAAAAGATACTTTATCTGCAATAACAGAAAATGCACCTACTATATCTGCAATAATAGAAAGTGAATTTAATAAGCGAGGTAGAAGAGGTTTTGTAACATGAGTGGCAGTTTTCCAGCATCACCTTCAGCAAGTAGCGTAAACATAAAATCTATAGAGCCTACTTTAGTTTCTGTTACACAAAATTTAAAAAGGCAGGTTAGAAGAAGAGGTGGTCAAAGATGGTTGTTGGAAGTGCAATTTCCACCAATGACTAGATCAGAGTTTGCACCTATCTACGCTTTTGCTATGAAGCAACAAGGTCAGTTTGAAACCTTTACTTATGTACCGCCTGTAATAAGCACATCGCAAGGCGATACAACCGAATCTCCTGTAGTTGATGGTGCGGTGTCAGTTGGTGCAAATTCAGCGACTATAGATGGTCTTACAGCTTCAGAATCAGGTATTATAAAAGCTGGTGATTTCTTTAAATTTAGTGGTCATTCAAAAGTGTATATGGCTACTGCCGACATGGATGCAGATGGTACAAGTCATGCTACTTTAAATTTTGCACCTAATCTTTTAAATGCTGTTGCTAATGATGAAACCATAGTTTTTTCAGCAGTACCTTTTACAGTTTCTTTTGGTGATGATATTACTCAATTTAATACTGATGTTAGTGCTTTATATGGTTTTAGTATGTCATTGGTAGAAATATTTTAATGAGATGGATAGAGGAAGCACAGGTGCATTTCAAACAGAGATTGTTAAATCTGCCAATAAACCTTTTCATCTAGTTAAATTATCTTTTGATGATGTCAGTTATTTTTTATCTGATGCTTATATTCCTGTAACTTATGATTCAAATACTTATACACCAACAGGAAGTTTTCTAGCTTTTTCAGATATTGTTGAAACCAATGAAGCTAATATTGAAACTATAAGTATTTCTTTATCAGGAGTAGATACAACTTATGTTAATTTATTTTTAGAAGGTGGTTACTTAGATAGAACAGTACAAATTTACAAAGCATTTTTAGATAGTAACGATGCTTTGGTTTCCGATCCTTTATTAATATTTGATGGCAGATTGAATAATCCTGTAATCAAAGAAGATGTAGATGCTGGAACTAGCACAATAGCAGTACAAGCAAGTTCATTATTTGTAGACTTTGATAGAATCAATACAAGATTTACAAATAATGAATCACAACAAAGTTTCTTTGCTGGTGATACAGGGTTTAGATTCAGTTCAGTTGTAGTAAAAGAATTGAATTGGGGAATGACTACAGGTGCTACTGCATCAGGTGGTGGTAGTTCTAGTGTATCAACACAAGGTTCTTCGACATCGCCAATCAATAATACATCACCAGCGCAAAAAAGTATTTTTAGAGAAATAAGACCAACCAATCCATCTTTCAGTTTGCAATCAGGTTCAGTAAGAATACACATCAATTATGCAAATAGAAGCACTTCTAATTTTTCTGTAGGACAACAAGTCAAGATAAATGGCTTTGAATCGAAAACATTTGATGATGGTGAATTTATTTTAAGTTCTGCAATTAATTTTTCAGAAGGTGCTGGAACTCATGCCATAGTTGCTTTAGATTCTGATGGCTTTGGTTTTACAATTGCAGTACCAAATACAGTAACATCTGTTAAATCAGGGAAGTTTGGCGGTAGTGAAATCACAGTTGATGATGAATTGGTTGTGCCTGTATTGATACAAACTACATCAGGCTCTAATTCAATAACTGTCAATGCGGATAACTTTGCCAAAGTTGATGAAGCAGTTTCTTTTAATTTAGAAACAACATCTGTTGGTGGTATAGAAAGTAGAATCCTTGCCTTAGATCATAAAATTACCGCAAGGACTACAGATACACTTACAGTTGCAGTTACACAAAAGAATATTGTTCTAGCCAATCCTTTGAAAACCACATCAGGTTCAACATCATTGGTTATAGATTTTGCAGAACATAATATTGCTGTAAGCGATTCAATCACAATTTCAGGTGCTATAGCAGTTGGCGGTGTACCAGCTTCTGATATAAATAAAGCACATACTGTTACAGCTATAACAGAAAACACAGTTACAGTTGTTGTTTCAACAACAGCAACAAGTACCGCAAGAGGTGGTAGTGATGCAGTTCGTTTAGATGGAAAAATTATTAGAACCAATCCAATAGAAACTACAGCTTCATCTGCTACTGTAAAAGTTCATTACAGAAGTCATGGTTTAGCAAATAGCGACACGATAACTTTACAAGGCTTGGATGATGTTGGCGGTTTGGATAGAAGTTTATTAAATAAATCGCATACTGTAGTTGATGCTTCCAATACAGACTATTTTACAATTACTTTATCTGAAAGTGCTACAGCTTCAGAATTTGGTGGTGGTGGTGATAGTGTTTTAGAAAGACCTGTAAAAGCTACATCAACAGTTAATTATGGTTCATCAGGAAGTAGAATAAATCTACCAACAGAAATACGATGATAGATAAATTAAAAGCAAACAAATACATTGAATCTAAATTAAATGAGCCTTTTGCATGGGGTACTAATGATTGCAATACATTTATTGTTGAATACTTTGATAAGGTATTAGGTACAGATTTACTAAAAATAATTTATCAAAAATATTCTACAAAAAAAGGTGCAATCAAATTTCAAAAAGAATTTGCGCAAAGAATATCAGGCAGATGTTTGGAATTAGGCATGAAAGAATATCATCCAAGTAAAGCTATATTTGGCGATATATTAGTCAAACATAATGAAAATTGGGATTCATGTCATATTTGTATTGGTAGTAAAATGGCATCTGTAGATGAACAAATAGGTACAGCAATTTTGCCAATATCTGATTTTAACGATTTTGATTCTGCATATAGATTTAGTAATGAAAATTAGAAACATAATATTATTTATAACAGCTTTATTTTTTACAGGTAGTATTTTTGCTTTACCAGCGTTAGCACCTGTTTTTGCAAAAATAGGTACAGCAGTAGCAGCTTCATTTATAGGTAGTGCAGCAGCAGCAGGAATAGCCACAGGTACATTAATAGCTATTGGTGTAACAGCAGTTGTAGTTGGTGCTTACGCTGGAAGTCAATTACTAGGTGCTATGAAAATGGACTTTCCTGATGATATGTCTGCACAAGCAAGTTCAGCTTTAGCAAATCAACAAGGTTCAACCAATCCTCTACCTGTTATTTATGGCAAAAGAAGGGTGGGTGGTACACCAATTTTTTATCATGTATCAGGCGCAGATAATGAATTTCTTCATGTGGTTTATGCAATCGCAGAAGGTGAAATTCAAGGTGTATCAAACGTATATTTAAATAATGATACTGTTGATACAGCTCCTGATTTATATGATACTTCTCTAACAAATGTTATTATCAATGAAGGTGAAGGTGGTCTTATTGGTAATATATCTGTCTTTGGTATGGAAAATATTCAAAAACCAGAATATGAACCTACAGTTAAATATGAAATATACAACGGCTCAACTACACAAACAGCAGATCGTGATTTAATTTCAGAAACCAATGGCACTTGGACATCGTCAGATAGATTACAGGGTGTGGCTTACGCTTATGTTAGATTTAAGTTTGAACCTGAAGTATTTGGTAATACAGGAATACCACAAGTTAATTTTGATGTTATTGGTAAAAAAACAAGAAGCACAACATCAGGTGGAACTACATATAAAGTATTTAGTGATAATCCAGCAGACTGCATCGAAGATTATTTGACCAATACCATTTATGGTAGATCAATTCCAAGTTCACAAATTGATACAACATCATTTACTACCGCAAGAAATATTTGTGATACTGAAGTTACAGTAGGCGGTAAAACTCAAAAAAAATATACCTGTAATGGTATTTTGAATACCAATAATAAAGCCTTAGATAATATTGAAAAACTTTTAACATCTTGTAGAGGTTCTTTAATATTTTCAGGTGGTAAATATAAATTACTCATTGATGATACAGGTACAGCAGTACAAACTTTTGACGAAGATAATAGTGTTGGTGCTTTTGAATTATCTTTGGGTGGTAAAGAATATAAAGCGAATAAAATAAGGGCAAACTTCTTTAATAAAAATCGTGATATGCAAGGTGATTTTGCCATTGTCGAAAGTTCAACATTTAAAACAGAAGATAATGGTTTAAGTCTTGAAAGAGCTATAGAACTACCATTTACAGATCAAATGGAAAGGGCACAAATGATTTCTACAATCAATATGAAACAATCAAGGCAATCATTGGTCTTTAAATTTACATCAACCATTGTTGGACTAAGAGCCGAAATAGGCGATGTAGTTTTTATTTCATTGGAATCTTTAGGATGGAATACACTTAATTCTAATCAAGGCAAGAAGTTCAAGATTATGAAACTTGCTATAAAAAATAATGATGAAGTAGATATTACTGCAAGAGAATATGATGACGATGTTTATGATTTTGGTTTGATTCAAGCAGAAGATACTACACCAAATACAAACTTACCTAATTTTTCATCTGAAGATAAACCAATAATAACTACACCTTCTGAAGAATTAATAGCAATACCACCTACATTATTCAACAGGGTAACTATTAATTGGACACAACCAAATAAATCTTCTGTTGAATCTTATGAAATAGGAATCAATAGATTGAACTCAGTACGCTTTGCAAATAAAGCTAGTTATGATTTTGAAGGAAGAAGTGTAACCGAAAGTTTTACTATTGATAAATTAGAAGAAGGTCAATACTTTGTAGCTGTTAGAGCAAAAAATAGATTGGGAGTTTATTCTGATTTTGCAACAGAAATATTTGAAGTTAAAGGGTTTTCTACCTTACCAGCAGTAAATACACCAGCAATAAATTTTGTAACAGAAGAACTATTTACTACCACACAAGGTTCAGGTGTAAAAGCAAAAGCCATTTTAACTTTTGGTACTTCAGTTAATACAGATTGGGAAGATTTAGGAGTAACCATAGATCATTATGATGTTGAATTTAAAAAATCTACAGAAGCTTCTTTTCAAGGTGCTGGAACATCACAAGGAACTAATTTTGAATTCTTTGATATTGAACCAGCTTTGTATGAATTTAGAGTAAGAGCAGTAAACACAGTTGGCGTAGCATCAGAATTTTCATCAACCACACAAAGAATCTATGGCTTAACCGCAGTTCCTTCTGATGTAAGTAATTTATTTTTAAGAGCAGATTCTAATACTGCAACTTTAAGTTGGACACCTACAGCAGACTTAGATGTAAAGATTGGTGGTTTTTATGAGATAAGACATAATTCATTAACATCAGGTGCAGTTTGGGCACAATCAACACAAATAGGCGAAGCTGTATCAGGTATTGCAAACTCAACAGAAGTGCCATTGTTAGTTGGTACTTATTTAATAAAAGCGGTTGATTCTACAGGCTTTAAATCTGCTAATGCGACAACAGTAGTAAAAACAGTTACACCTGATTTATTTCAATCAGCACAATTTTTAACAAGAACAGAAAATCCATCTTTTGCTGGAACTAAAGCAAATATGGTTGTCATAGATGAAAAATTAAAACTAGAAGCAGATACTTTATTTGATTCATTAGGATTGATTGATGAAGTAGGATTAATTGATGCTGCTGGTGGTGTAGATTTATCAGGTACTTATGACTTTGCAAACGTTATAGACACAGGTATTGCAGCAGCTTCTTACCGATTGACTTCTGCATTTGCTTTTACTACTAATTCAACATCGGACTTTATAGATACTCGTTCAGGAAATATTGATAGTTACGAATCTTTTGATTTAAATACTTATGATGATGTAGAAGT